CTGTAGTGTAATCACTACCACCACTTTTATATCCATCTAATAAATCATGCATTTCTGTAGCAGTTACTTCTACTTTATTTACCACTGTACTACCAGCTCCAGTTCCCATAGCATAAGTACCAGTATCATCTACATTTAACATAAATATTTCAGAATCTTGATCAGGATGAAACTGTTGCATTTTATGATACAATGTATCTATTGTATAGTTATATACATTCACTCCTTTAATAGGAGCAATATATAAATCACTTACTTCAAACTGATTAGATACAGAATTATTAATTGTAGTTTCAGTTAATGTATAGCCTAACTTCCTATTAAAGTTATAATATCCTAATATCTTTGGAGTATTACCTGAATTACCATAATGAGGTACAACTCTTATCTGACCATCAACTGCATACATTTCTACTAAAGATGCAGTATTACCATAATTTATATTTACAGTTTCTGCAGCACTATTAGTTACATCATATATACGAACTATGCTATCAGTCTTATCATTAATAAATAAATACTCAGTTTCATTAACACCAGATGTTCCAAGGTTTCTATCTAAGTTTGTATGTAATAATCCATTACCATAGTTTAAAGCATCTATAGCTGTAACATCGTTAGAACTTATGTTAGAAGTAATAGATCTACCTTCCATTACTAATTTACCTGGTATTTCATTAGATACGTTTAACATTACCTGTGATTCTATATCTAATATATCTCTACGATTAGTATTATTATTTAAACCACCAGTAAAGTTTGCAATATTTTTAATTAACTTTGGCACTTGCTTTCCTTAATTTAGTACAAAGTATATTACCTCTAGTAATATCATTCATATTTATAACCTTAACTTTTTTCTTTGATTTTGTTTTAAGATTATACTTACGTCTGCTATCACCAATAGACTTACCAACAAACTCTTGTCCCTTGCCAGTCTCTGTATTATACATTCCCATCTATTATCTCTCCCCACAAAGATGTTTTACCATCTATTATCTCTACTACTTCCACTTTAAACTCGCCATTTGTATACCAATCTACAACAGCAAATGCATGACCCCAGTTATGTAGTCTACCTTTAAGCCATTTATTTTGTTCATGTGACATATCTTTTAAACATCCTAATGACCAAGCACCGATATTACCATTTAGTTTTGTCAGTGTATGTCGTTGTATGTCGTGTGTATGTCCGTATATTACATTTTCTCCATAGGTTTCTAAATGTTTCTTTGCATGATATGTTGTAGCAAATGCTCCATGAAAGAATGTTAGCTTACCTATTTGTATTGGTAAATTATACTCAGTATATTTATATCCTCTTTCTTTTATTTTACACGCTTTAAAAAAGCTATAATTACTAAGATAGGGATACTTGTTAGAAAAATTATCCAACCAAAGATCATGATTACCTTGGAGTAAATATTTCTTTTTACATTTAACTTTTTTAAGGACATCATCCCAAACATCTAAGCCTTCATTTACCAATCGTATATCTTCATTAACAATAGGTAATTGAAACTCAAGTGGTGGTAGTTTCTTATCTTTATACTTCCATGCAGAAACAGATTCCCACTCCCCAACATCTCCTAGATTAACAAATATATCTGGTTTTATTTTTTGTATAGCTTTCACTACACAATTAACTGCAGCTTTATCTTCTAATGGATAATGCTGGTCTGGTATTATTATACCACGTTGCTTAAGTTTCAATGGTACCTCCTATTTTTTATTTAGAGCTTTTTTAACTTCAGCCCATAGTTTATCATCTAATTTATTTGATGACTTACCTACTAAGTAATCACCCAAATGTAGAATGATTGCTTTTAACAGTTTTTCAGTTCCTAAACTAGTTAACAACTTACCTAATATTGGTCCCATTATTTCTCCTTACAGTTATTATCGCAAGCTTCAAGGCCTTTCATGTATCCTTGATGCTCAATGATCATTTGTTTTACTTCTGCTAATCTTGCATTAGCTTCTTGTATATTACCAGCAAGCTCATTATGTTGCTCTATTAGCGATTCCATTTTATTTTCTGCTTCTTTTTTAAGGTTGACTTTTTCTTTAGCCATTGTTTCTCCTTATCGTTTTTTCTTTGGTAATACCTCTTTACTCACTTTGTAAATATCATGTGCTGTAGATAAATTAATAGCTGCTTTTGCTGCCAATCCAACACCTACACCTACTGGGCCAAGAGCCATAACTGCAGTAGAACCTGCTCTAGCTGCCATTCTTAAACCTTGTTTAATAGCTGCTTTACGTGCTATTGGATTAGCTGCTTTACCAGCTCTTTTAACAACATTAGCTGTTCTTGCATCTTTTATTTTTTGAGGTTGACTAGATGCTTGTATTTTAGAAATATCTCTTTCAGCTCTATCTGTAATTTTACTAATCTGTCTTCTAACTTTAGGACTTCTAGTATCATGAGTTTCTAAAGGCTTAGTTGAAGATTTTACTTTAGAACCTCTACCAGCTGTTGTTTTAACTTCTTTATATGTTGGTACCATTTTTTTTGTTTTAGGGTCCATAGTTGTAGTACCAGTTTCAAGTAAAGTTTTTTTAACAACTGACTTTCTTGGTTCTGTTGTTACTTTAATAACATTTTTTTCCATTTGTTTTTTCAACTTTACAGCATTAGGAGTTTGACCTTTTTTATTAAAATATCCTTCACCTATTTTACCACCAATAGGATTTTTGAACTCTGGTTGTCCATACATTGCTAAAGTATTTGTACCTTTAGGTATCTTTACTTGTGATGGTATTCCTCTTTTACCAGCTTCACCAGCAAAAGCTCTAGTCTTTGACACAGGTTTCATAGCTTCACTCAAACCTTGTTGAGTTGCCTTAGCAATATCTTTACCCATACCTTTAGTTAAGTTTTTAGCTTTTGTTTTAAGTCCAGCTTTAATTTTACCAGGAGCTGCTTTTGCTTTTTTAACAGCAGTAGGTATACCTTTAACTACATCAGGTATTTTAGTAACACCAAATCCAGTACTTATAGCACTATATCCAGCCTTACCTAATGCAAGTGCTCCTCTACCAGCAGCAGGTAATCCGTGAGTAACAATAGCTTTACCACCAGCTAAAGCTGCTCCGCCTACAACAACAGCACCACCTACCTTACCACCTTCTGTAACTATAGTTTTAAGAAAGCCTTTCTTTTTTTGTTTATCTCCGTTTTGTGGAATCATATTCTACCTCTCTCTATTTATTATTTTCTTGATGCTCTGTTAGATCTTCTTAACGCTCTGTTAGTTCTTCTTACTTTTCTAGCAGCTTTTCTCACTTTTCTTCTGTACATACGACCCGATTTAGACAAATCACTGCTTTTTCTAGCAGTTTTTCTCATACCTCTAACAGTCTTACGTGTTCCTTTTTTACTAACTTCTTCTTTAGTTTTAGTGCTAAACTTTTTACCATTATGCATAAAAGTAGCTCTACCTAATTTCCTTGCATTTGAAAATTTTTGACCAAATGTCAAGTTTCTCTTTGGTGCTTTTGCCATTGCCATTGTTATCTCCTAACAGTTTTTAATTGTAATATACTTATTTTTTTACTTATTTCCTAATTATTTGATTTCTTTTTTAATCTTATTAAATACTTCTTGTTCATCAAATCTCATGCTAATACCAGGTTCGTACCTCATAACTTCTTTACCTTCTTTCAAGATAATAATAGTAGGAACAACTTTAATGTTCCATTCTTTTTGTATGACTGCACCTATAGTTTTATTATTTAAATCTATTTCACCTACATAACATAAGTCAGCAAGCTTTTCTATGCTTACTCTATTCTTATAGTTCCATGATGCATTTACTTGTACTACTGCACAGTTCTGTATATTCAAAGCCTGTATAGATTGAAAACTATCTAAGTTAACAGACTGAGAGTGTAGCCATGTAGACGATAGTCCAAGCCATAAGCATAATGATAATATAAACTTTCTCATGATTCATCCTCATTTATTATTCATATCTATTAGAGTCTCAGTAATAGCTCTAGTATCTTCCTTAATGTCATCTACTTTTTCTTCAAGCTTATCTACCTTACCCTCTGTGTTTAATATTGAATCACGTATCATTTGGTCTTTCAAGTCATATTCCATACGTGATACTTCTGGTTCTGGTAATTCTTTTGCAAGTTCTATTTCAGCTTGTAATGAATACCACATACCAATAATCATACCTACAGTAACAAGTATACTGATAGCTGTTTCTATAGATAGAGTAAATTTAGTGTCTTTACCTACTTCCATTTTAGTCCCCTATTTCTGAATGTACTAATACGCCATTAGCGTAAAAGTTGTTGTTCTTTGTTAAAATTGTATATGTCCAATGTTTCTTTGGAAATCCTTCTAATCTATGAACTTGTGCATAGTATTTACCATCTAATATTTTTAGTAAATCATTAGGCTGTATAGCAGCTGCATCTAAATCATAGTTTGCTGATGTTCTGCTTGGATCATCAGATACCATACTACCATCTTCTTTATATACAGGGTGGTCTTGTGTAAGTATTAATTCTTTTAATTCTTCACCATCTGTTTCATCATTAGGGTCTGATAGCATAATTTTATATAAGTTATCATGTAATCTTTTTTCTATTTGTAATATTTCTACTTCTTCTTCCTCTCCAGTTTCCCAGTTGTAAGACATAATCATATCTCCAACATCTAAGTCGTGTATGTTTGCAGTACCTTCTTTTAAATTAACTGGTATGTTTTCGTAAATACATAAACCAAATCCACCGCCACCACCACCAGAAAATGTAATACTACCAGTAACAGTTGCACTAACACTGTTATTTGTAAGTGTTAATGTATATGCTCCAGTACCATCTTTATTGCTTGGAGTGTGTTCCCATTGAGTTCTAATATATCTTGTTCCAGAATTATGATTAGTAAACAATGAATTACTATTAGCTGATGATGTAGTTATAAATCCACTACCACTATTGTTTGTACCACCACCGCCTGGGTCGCCACTACTTGATATAGCTAATTTAAAATTACCAAATGGACCACCAGTAGTGCTCACAGAACAACTTGTACCGCCACTACCACTAGATACTGTCATCTGTGCATCTTTGATGCTTTGTTCAGTATCTCCAGGAAAACCAGATATATTACAACCAGTATTATCTACAACACTCCAGGATGTACTAGCTAAGTCGTGGTCATAACTATAAAACTCAGTCATAGCGTGTGGAGCAGATCCGTCTGGTCTATCTGCACTAGCATTTTGTGTATTAATAGTTATAGTAGTTCCGTCTGACATATTCTTTAAACTTGTATTAGCAGTAGTACCAGTTCTACCAGTTTC